GTCGAGGATATTTAGCGGAAATGCACTTTTTGGATGGCACTGCCGTCACAGACGCATCATCCTTTGGTGAGACAAATTCAGCAACCAACCAATGGGTCCCTCTTAAGTACGTTGGAAGTTACGGTACTAACGGGTTCTACCAGAAATACTCAGCCACGGAACTAGCGAATAGTTTTACGGATAGTGCGTTAGGCGCTTTAAAACTTTCTACCCAGACCGCCGCGATGTGGACTAACTCAGGCATGGCGTCTTTCAATGCAAGCGTCTGGGCAGACCCCGGAAGTGGCACAAGTGGTGTGCTTTCAGACACAACCGGAGCGGGTTCGGCAATCGGCTCGACCCTGACCTGTGATTTTGGAAGTGGAAATGAAAAGAGACTTGGGAAACTTGAGGTCTATTTTCAAAACACAAATATTTATTGTACTTGGAAAATGCAGTATTCGTCGGATGATTCCACTTGGACTGATGTAAGTAATCCAAGTCCTTCGACACTAGGCGGTACTCCCGGCGCTGCTGGCACACTGTCCATGACTTGGGATGTACCCAGTACCGCGTACAGGTATTGGAGACTTTACAAAACAAACTCACCCACATCCGGCTCTTGGCAAGAGTGGAACAAACTTTATGAATGGGATGACACCCTCCCTAAACACACCATAACCGCTAACGGTGATGTAGCCAACTCCCGCGCTCAATCAAAGATAGGCGATTCATCTATTTATTTTGATGGCACTGGTGATTATCTTAGCGTGCCTGATGGTTCTGATTGGGATTTTGGAACTGACGCTTTTACCATGGAAAGTTGGATTAGAGTCTCAGATTTTGATGGCGGGTCGGGATCAGAAACTGCGACTATTGTTTCATCTGGCAGTTCATCCTATGGCGACTGGTTCCTTGCAATCTGGAGTGTTGGTGGTGTAAATAAATTAGGATTCTATGGGCCGGGTGGATGGAAAACCGGAAGCACCACAATTAGCGCGGATACTTGGTATCACGCCGCCGTTACCAGAAGTGGAAACACATGGAATCTTTGGTTGAATGGAACAGCGGAATCCGGTGATTTTCCACTTACAGAGTCTGGATCAATGTCCACATCGACTGCTCTGTCTATAGGTCGCCGCTATTCCTCAAGCGCGTGGAAATATTTAGACGGTTATCTGGATGAAATCCGTATCTCTAATATTGCAAGATATACAGGAACCTTCACACCATCCACCACAGCATTTACCGCAGACGCTAACACTCTACTCCTGATTCACTCAGACTTTAATGGTGGAATAGGCGCGGATAGTTCTGGGAATAAAAACGATTTCTCTCCGGTAAATCTCGTTGCTACCGATGTGATGACGGGCGAAAGTCCGACAAATAATTTTTGTACGCTGAATCCTTTGGATAGCAGCGGTAGCATGACTGCTAGTGAAGGAAATTTAAGAGCGCATACCAACTCTGGGAATAACCCGGAGATGAACGCCACCTTCCAAATACCGCAGTCGGGTAAGTGGTACTGGGAGTTTGTAGATCAGCATGGACTCTCCATAATGATCGGCGTAATTGACCAAACTAATTCAGGCAGTGTGTATGGCAACAATAACTCCGTTATATATTCTTCCGGTCTAGGAACAAAATATAACTTTTCATCTTCGG